GGCCATCTTGCGCGACGTCCGTGCAGCTGCGTTCCCGGAGGGCTAACTTGAACACCTGACGGATATAGTCGTCATGGGTCTTTGGAGCCTTGGGCGCCTTGGGCGCCACCGGGGCCTTGGGTTTGCGTGTCTTTGTCATGTCACTCTCCAATCGTCAGTTCTAGGGTTGCACGGGGATTGAGCCGGAACGTCCCATGGGTGGACGCTGCAAAGGCGTTGGCATAGAGCCAAGCCATGACACACTCGCGGCTGAGGAACGCCTTGCTGCTCCATTGGCGGTTGAACGTGGTGGCTCGGAAGCGCCACACTGCCAGCCCTTGGCGCTTGGTCCGGAAGGCGACCACGTCGATAGCGTCCCAACTGTCGCCCCAATAGCTGCGCTTCTCAACGGCCGTTCGGTATGTGTAGTCCTGTCTCATGGCTGTCTCCAAAAGGGCGGCATTGCCCGGAGAGACAATGGCACGGGGCCGCGTTGCGTTCAAACGCGGCGTTGGCCGTCTGGCCGTGGCGGATTGTCGCACCCCAGGTTCGCGCTTGACAGCCTAGTTGCAAGCCATTCGCAACTAGCACTTAGTTTCTGGACGCTCCAGAGCGTCTGCCCCCCACCCTGCTCCCGCGTCCGCCCGGACGGGCGAGCTCATGCCCTCTCCGCGTTTGAACGCGCGCTGATGGGGCGCGCACATCGGGCGTGGGCTGACCGTCCGTGGGCCGATCGTCCGTGGAAGTCGTTTCCCCCATCGGCGCCCCCTCGGCCGGGCGGTGCGCTTGGGGCCCCAGACGCACGCGGGGACCCCCCAGGCAGAAAGGGGCGCATGCTGAGGATAACGACTTCCCCCGCGCGGGGCCCCCTAGCGCCCCCGGGGAGGACCCAAGCGCCCCCGGGGGTCCCAAGAGCCGACAGGGAGGCCGATTTTGCGCTCGCTTCGCTCGCGCCGGGGGCGAGGGGTAGGGGTAGGAGACTATAGGCGGCCGCTTCCCAACCCCAACGCCACGGCTGCGTCCGGACGCCCGGCTCCCCCCAGCTTGCGCAGGGGGGCCAGGACGGCAAAGCCTAAGGGGAAACTGTCATTCTGCCCCCCTGTGCCGCGCGGAGCGCGGCACATAGACTGCGGCGCCAGGTCGCACGGGCGGCCAATTGACTTGGCCACGTGGCCGTGGCAAAGTGCCCCTGGAGCAAAGGAGACCCCCGGATGACCCCAGTTGCAACTCGGCGCGCAGGCGCGGCCCCCCGGCCGACCGCCACGCCGCCCCAGACGAGCAGGCTAGAGACGGTGTGGCTTAAGGACGTCAAGAAGGTCCCGATTGAGTGGCTCTGGAAGCCCTACCTCCAGCGCCGCGCCATTAATCTCCTCACCGGCGACCCCGGCTCGGGGAAGTCAACCATCATCTGCGACATCGCCGCCGCCCTGTCCCGCGGCCGTCCACTCCCCGGGGACTCCGAACCCCGCTCCCCATGCAACACCTGGATCATGAACGGCGAGGACGCGATGAACGACACCATCGCTTGGCGCCTCGACAACCAGGGCGCCGACCCCAATAGGGTCCTCATCACCGACCAAGCGACCACGATTGACCTCCAGGTAGCCCGGGAGATCGCCCGAACCGTCGTCGAAGCGCAGATCAGCCTCCTCGTGGTGGACCCCCTACAGGCCTGGATGGGCTCCGACGTGGACATGAACCGCGCGAATGAGACGAGGGAGTGGTCGAGCCTCCTCCGGAGGGTCGCGCTGGAGACAGGATGCGCCATTGTCTTCGTCAGGCACCGCCGGAAGGGGCAGCCGGGCGACAATAAGCTCTACTCTGGCCTCGGGAGCATCGACATCACCGGCTTCGCGAGGGTCGAGACCTCCGCGATTGTCGGAAAGGAGGGCCAGCGGTTCATCACGCGCTCGAAAGGCTCGGTCGGGCAGACGGGGAAGGCGCTCAAGTACGACATTCTGCCCTCGGAGGACCCCGGAAACGACCACGGAGTGCTCCAATGGGGCCACGAGTTCGTCGAAGAGGCCTCCGTGAAGGTCACAAAGGTGCCCAAGGCGCTCAAACAGGCCATGGATTGGCTCAAAAAGGAGCTAGCGCAGGGCCCCCGGCTCGCAACGGACATGATCCAGGCCCATAAGGCGGCGAATATCAGCGACCGGACGATGCGGCGCGCTAAGATTGGCCTCGTGGACTCCTATCAGGCCTCCGACAACGCATGGGTGTGGCAGCTAATCCCCCAGGAGGCCGAGGGTGACCTCATCTGCACTCGTTAAGAGCGGCGAAGCCGCTCTCCCCGCGGTCGTTTACTCCCAAGTCTACGACGTTTGCGAGGCCGTCGCGTTCGGCGCCGACCTCGAAGAGGCATGCCAGCGGCCCGGGTTCCCCTCCAAGGACCTCTTTATCGGTTGGATGATGCGCGACCCCCAGGTTGCGCTGGTGTACCAACGGGCTCGCGAGGTGAGCGCCTATGCCCTTGAGGACGAGGCGCTCGCGCTCTTGCGGTCCAGGGTCCGGAACCCCAAGAGCGCGCTGGACCTCCGTGCCGCGGACCTATTGGTCCAGCAGATCAGGTGGGCCGCCGCCAAGCGGAACCCCCAGGTCTTCTCCGAGAAGAGCGCCGTCAACGTGACCGTCCCGATCCAGATCAACACCTCCCTCGATATGGGCAAGGGCGGAGGCGCTGGCACCGCGGAGTTCCCGAACATCTACGAGATGAAGGCCGCCGTCGTGCGGGAGATCGAGACGCCCGCCGACCCCGAGACCCCCGTTCTTGAGGGCGGAGCCCTCAAGAAGCGCCCCAAGCCGCGCCGAGGCGGACCCCAGAAGCGGGTCCTGATCCCCAAGAGCGACGACGAGATGCTGGCCATCCGCAAGGCGCGGAGCGAGGCCTACCGCAGGAGGGCCGCGACCATCGCCGCCAAGCGGGCCGCGCGAGAGGCACTCATTCAGGAGAGAGAACGTGCCAGCGGCGCATAAGGTCGAGTTCAACCCGAACCCCGTCCAGAAAAACTTCATCGAGTCCCGCGCTAAGGCGGACCTCTTCTCCTCGCGCATGGGCGAGGGGAAGAGCACCGCTCTCGCCTGGGCCGCGCTCTTCCACACCCGGCACAACCCCGGCGCGCGATGGGCGATCATCCGCGACACCTTCGAGAACCTCATCGGCACGACCCAGAAGACCTTCTTCGAGTGGTTCCCGCCCGGGATTTTCGGCGAGTATGTCTCCTCCCGGAAGACCTTCACCTGGGCCCCCGGGGTGGCCGAGGGAGAGGTGGTCTTCATGGGGATGGACGATCAGGTGGACGCGTCGAAGCTCATGTCGCGGGAGTTCGCCGGCTTCGGGATCGACGAGCCGGCGCCCGCCGTGGGCAGCGCCGGCGTCGACGAGATGATCTTCGACATCGCCATGAGCCGGCTTCGCCAAGGAAAGATGAAGTGGTACTGCGCCAAACTCGCGGAGAACAACCCAGATGAAGCACATTGGACATATCGGCGCTTCGTGGCTCCGGGCACGGAGGGGTTCAAAGTTTGGCAGCCGCAGATTCCCGAGAATTCGCTACATCTCCCGGCTTCCTATTATGCGGAGCTGCGCAAGCTGTGGGGTCACCGCCCCGACCTTATCCGGCGGTTCGTTGAAGGTGAGTTTGGGTTCCAGCAAATCGGGAAGCCCGTTACTCCGCAATGGAACGATAAGCTTCATCTCTCGCTGGGACTCACACCGCTACCTCGTCTGGACGTGTACGCACTGTGGGACTTCGGCCATAATCCCACTTGCATCCTCACGCAAAGAACGCCGCTCGGGCACTGGAACATCCTTGACTGCATGGTGGGAGATGGTATCGGCGTGGAGGAGCTGGTCGAGAACTGGGTTATCCCACTATGGGTCGACCGCTATAAGCGCCTTTCGTGCCCTCTGCGGCACATTGGCGATCCCGCTGGCCGAACCCCCGAGCAAGCCTCCACGTCCCGATCTGCGGTCCGGTCCCTACGTCAGCGTCTGGGAGGGACCTGGCGCGACGGCCCAGTTAAGATTTGGGAGCGGGTCAACCCCCTTCAGATCGCCCTCACCCGAACCGTTGGCGGACGCGGCATGGTCCAGGTGGACCGGGAGCGAGCCGCCCAGGTGTGGCACGCCCTTCGCGGGGGTTACTACTTTCACGTCTCCCGTGGAGGGATCACTGCGGGTGAGCCCGTGAAGAACATGCATAGCCACCCCGGGGACGCCATGGGCTACGGCGCGGCGATCCTCTTCCCCGTGGGCAAGATGCAGACCAAGGCGGCGCTGCCCTTGACCGGGCAGGCCTCCCCGGAGTACTTTAGGCAGCCGGCGTCCACCTCGGCCGACGATCTCTTCAAGAAGATCGGCGCCAAGAAGGTAGGGTGGGAGCCACCCAAACACGGAGCCCCGCTCCAGCCGGGCCAATAGGAGACCCCCATGGCAGTTCGTGCAGTAGCCGTTGCTAAGCTTGAGGAGCGCATGGTCCTCGCCACTTGGGCCGCCCTCAACGAGGTCGGCGGCGTCCTCGACACCGGCTTCCCCTGGACGCCGGGCGACGTCACCGACGCGCCGCTCTTCGTCCAAGGGACCGGCAACTTCGACACCAACGCCGTCGTGACGATCCAGGGCTCCAACGATGGGACCAACTGGGTCCCCGTTGGCGCCGCCACCCTGACTGCCGCCGTGCTGACCACCACCATCGCCTCGCGGCCGCGCTTCATCCGTCCCGCCGTCACCACGGCCGGAGCCGGCGACGCCACCGCCGTCGTCGTCACCATCTGCGGAACCCGCCGCACCTAACGAGAGGGCCCCATGGCCGACAACATCAACGTCACTGAGGGCTCGGGCCGGACCGTGGCCACCGACGAGATCGGCGGCTTCAACTGGCAGCGCGTGAAGATTGGCCTCGGCGCCGATGGCACCGCGGTCGACATGGTCGGCGGCGCTGGTGCCGTCTCCGCGGCCGTCCTCCGCGCGACACTCGCCTCGGACGACCCCGCCGTTGCCGCCCTCCAGATCATCGATGACTGGGACGAGAGCGACCGCGCGAAGGTCAACCCCATCGTGGGACAGGCCGGCGTCGCAGCCGGCGCCGGTGTGACCGGCGTTACGGTCCAGCGCGTGATCGAGGCCTCAGACTCCCC